GAGTCTGCTTCGCCTTTGATGCCATTGAATGGCAAACGGATCATGGCCCGCTCTTGCCAAAAGAATGTGTTTTTGGTATTGCCATCAGGCAAGAAACGGAGTGTGGCACTAGCGCCTTCGTCCATGTTCCAATGTGGGTAAATCGAATTGTCACCGCCTGTGGATTGTCCGCCTTGTTTGGATTCGCTAGCGGCTAGTCTTGCGCGAATTTCTGCTAATGATGCCATAGTTAAGTTGCCTTTCTAAAAGTTTTACTATGTGTTGCCTATCTAAAGTTTAGATTTTGGTTGCCTGTGATGCTGAACAAAAAAGCGCATACACTTTAACAAGTATACACGCTAGTTTGAGGAGCGTCAAGTTTATTTATGACGCGGTTGTTCAGACTGCTTATTTTATCATGAATCCAGCAAGAGTTTTGATTCTGACCAAATCACTCTCTTCCAAGGGTGGTGTAGCTGTGGTCATGGCCGCATCTTCGTATGCGCCACATTCTTTGAGTCCATGCATTGGGCACATCTCACCGGCTTCGGTCATGTTGCATTTGGCTTCTTCAGTGAATGGGCTAAGATTTTCAGCTTCATCAAAATCAGCCACAACACCAGGTTGGGCATCCTCTTCCACTGACGCTTCATAAGGTGGTGCGGCCTTGACTGTGTCATCCACACCAGCACGCTGAAGTATTTTCTTCAGGCTATCCGCATACTCATCGTAATCGGGTTGCTTGGTTCCCTCGGGATCTTCGGTTTGATCGGCAGGATCTTTGACTGTTTCGCCCATGGGTTCAGCAGGTTCAGCAGGTTCAGCCTGTTGATCCATGGTAAATTCACTCATGGCAGCACGAACATCTGGATGGTCTGCTAGTTCTTGCATGCGATCATAGATTATTTGTCTAGCATCGGCATCGGCATCTTGGGTACTCAAAGTTTCCAAGCGATCAAACAACACATCGTCGCCCAGGATGTCATACAATTGTTCTGTGGCATTGGTGGCATCGGGTCCCACTGGGAACTCTGCGCTCATCAACTGTGCCAAGGTGGCACGTTTTTCTGGGGTGTCGGGCGTGGCCCAGGTGCCTTCTACCAGTTGTCGGGCCCAGGCTTCAAATATGTTGGCTTCTTTCATTTCAGTTCCTTGTTGTTGTATGCGGGCCAAGATTGGCAAGGCCTCTTCGATCCGTTGATCCAAGGTTTGTGTTATAAACAAATGCTTGAGACCTTCTATGACCATTTCTTCTTCGGTTACCTGTTCAGGATCCCAAGTTTCAAAATAGGTGTTGTATCCTGATTTGGTTGACAAACTTTTTAGTGTGCGGCGTGCAGTTTCATAATAGGCATTGGTCTGATCTACCAAGGCCGCGGTGTCGCCTTCAAATATTCGGCCATGATTGGCTCTGCGGAATCTGCTGAGCACATTGAGTTCAGTGACCATTTCAGCGATGTGTTGTCCACGAGTATCATAAGGACGGCCGCCATTGCGGACATGTTCCAACATGGCTTTTCCGCCAGTTAGATTTTTAAATGGTAACTTGTAACGTTCGCCTTCGGCAGTTTCAATAAACAGGCTTTCCACACAACGGAATCTGGCTTCATCTTCACCCAGGGCTCGTTTGTGTTTGATCATGAGTCGGCTTTCTGTGGCACCAGCGTTCCATGAAATGTCTTTTTTACCGTTCCAGCTTTCAAACAGGCCTTCTTTGATGGCTGCCTGGCCTTGCATGCTGTAACGCAGGCGATTGAGATTTTTAAGTCCAAAAGTCATTAGATTGCGTTTGGCAAACATTCTCAGCTGGTACAAGAAATCAAACCACTCTCGTTTGTCATCCACTTCCATGCCACGTCCAATATTGTCGCCAAAGTAGATTTCCATGTCGTTGTTGTCGCCCAACATGATGACCACAGTTCCGTAATCATTGCCGGATTCTGTTTGGAAATCAAAGCTGAAAATTTCAGTGTCGCTGGGGTCTTCGCTGGGACGTCCAGTGCTGTCCAGCAATTCTGGATCAAAATTTCTGCTGACCAGCAGGTCATACAGTTGTTGTGCAGGTGTGTGTTGCGCCATAGTAATGTATTTAGCTAGTATCGTGTACTGATAAAGGGCATGGGCGGATCCAAAACTTGTCCATGATCACGCATTTGATTGTCTATGCCCGAGTCAAAAGTCTGCAACAACAGCAACATGCGTATGGCCAGCAGGGTACTCATGACTAAATCGTCGGTTTCGCCCAGTTTGGCCGCATAACCCGTGCCCGAAGCCACAAACGTTTTGAGCTCGCTGACCAGGCCCGGACTGCGTATTTTCATGCGGCCTGTTTCTACCAGGATTTTTAACTTGTTGCAGGCATTGAGTTTTTCTTTGTGTGTGGTGTTGAATCCTTTGCGATATCTGCGGTTGCCTCCGCTTTTTGGTTCGCTAAGAAAATATCCCTGTATGCGTTCTTCCCCGTATTCGGCTATGCTGATCAAGGCAGCTTCGCCAATAGTGTTGTTTTCTATACTAAAGTAAATGTTCTTGGGTTCCTGTACTGTTTCATTTAGGTGTTGAACAATGTCGGCCAAGATACGTATCTGTTCGGGAATGGTGGTCCGGTTGTGGCGCCATTCGGCCACTTGTTCAGTGTTGTTGGCTTCGAATACCTGTATGGCCGCAGGATCTCCGCCAGTGCCCAGGCTGGGATCCAGCGATACCACGTAAATCCTATCCTTGTGTGGCCGCTGATACCATCGCACCTGTCCCAGTTTGTACAAAGGTTCATGTCCGTTGAGATCAAACAGTTTGGCTGGGGCTATTAGAGTTTCCTCATCAATGATGAATTCACAGTCCATTTCTCGACGGAAACGATCATCGCCTAGCTGTGCCCGTTGTTCGTCGGCCCACTTGGCGTCGCGATCTGGATGTTCGTTCCAGTAACTTCGATAAGCACGGAATCCATTGATGCCCACTCGGGTAGGATTGCCATAGGCGTCTTCACACCGGTTGGCGCCTTTCCACAGCAGAGCAAACTGATCTTCGTCACTGCTGGGAGTACTTGTGATAATGGCCTTACCACCAGTGGCCAAGGTAGGGCTGATGGAGGTCCAGAATTCTTTGGCTATGGTGGGTCGCACATAGGCGAACTCGTCACAGTATAAGAGTGATATGGACATACCACGACCAGTAGTTTCGGTTGTGGTGGCTGATATTATGCGGCTACCGTTTTCAAAGTCTATGCTGCCTTTGTTGTAGTTGGTGGCCCCTGCACGTATGTGGTCGGGACACAGTTCATAGGCATAACGGATACGTTGCATGATCTCCTGTGAGCCTGTGTACTTGTGTGCGGCAATTAGGATTGTTGAGTCTGGTACAAACATGGCATACCATAACAAGTACCCAGCGGCACTGGTTGATTTGCCAGTTTGCCTGGGCATCATGCTGATACTAAAACGATAGTTGTGGTAGGTATCTATCAGACGTTTCTGATAGTCAAACGGATGATACAGCATCTTGCCACGTGTGGGATGCTGTATGTGGAAAAAGTTGTCCATGAAATACTGCGGACCGGTCACAGGATCAGTGCACCGAACAAATTGTTCTAGTTGTTCGTCAGTGAATGTTTGTCTGCGGTGGGGGGCTTTGACCAGTGTGGATTCTGCGCTCATGCATTAATTTATGATGAGATTGGACAACAGTGTTGGATTATTGGCACCAGCTTTGTTTGGCGTCGCCGTAGTATTCACGTGCAAAGCCATTGCGGATCAGTTCACTACGCAAGCTCACACCGTCCAGGATCATGTCACCCAGCACACGGCCGCCAAACTTGTCCCAGGAATATAATATGACTTGATGTCGTTTGGCGTTCTTCACAGCGTTTTTGGTAAATGCACTTGCTTGCTCACCACGTTGTGCTTCTGACGGGCATTGGGCACGGTGTCCTTTTTCTGGAGTGTCCACACCAAACACACGCACAGCCAGTTCAGGCTTGAGTGGAGCGGGTTGGAACGGTGCGGCTATCACAACAGTATCACCATCGTTGACACGCACGATCTGTGCGTCATAGGTGGCAGAATTTTTGGGCATCTTGCCTTGTGCCACAGCCAGTGCCGGCACTAACAGTAGGGTCAAGAGTAGTTTTTTCATATCAGTTATTTACATCAATTTGGCTTATCTTGGATAGCCTTTGAAAGCCCGAACAGGGCTTGTGGTTTCTGTACCTGCTGGCTCGCGGCTGTCAGCCGAACTGATCAGCTTTTTGCCACCGGGTGTTCGGGTCATGGTCAAGGCCATGTCAATCACCGGATCCACATTGGAATCAAACCCGCTGACAACACCGTGTTCACCAAAGGCTGTTTCTGTTTTCCAGGCTGGCATAAATTTTTCCGCTTGGGTTGCATCTTGTCCTAGGTCACTTCTAGCACGGGCCATGGCCACACCAAATCTGTAGTTGTTGTAAGGATCGCTGGCGCTGAGTCCCGGCAACACATAGGTGTAACGCAAGGGTTCCGAGATCTCCGGCGGAAGTTCACGTTGTTCTGTGACAAACTCTCTGGCTCTCATCTGGGATAACCTTTAAACGCTACCACAGGACTGATCTTATTGGTTGATGATACTTCCCCAGATTCCATGTCACCACTGTTGAGATCTTGGTGCCAGGAACCGGTGGCTTTGTAGGCTTGTTTCAGCATGTCAGATTCTTGTTTGGTATAAGGAGCTGCCACGTCGTGACGACCTGACCATGATTCTGCATCCAGCTCTGGCACAAAAGTTCCATCTGTGCTGGCCACAGCCATCATTACTCTATTGAGTTCGTAGAACCTATCAGCAAATGTTTCATCTCTGAACTTGTGTAAGCCACGTGTGGCTGCACTCCTGCGTTTGCCGACTGGGCCAACTTTGGCCTCGGCCACAAACTCTCTGGCTCGCACGATCAGCTTCCTGCGCCAGTTACACCTTCAGTGGCCGAACTGGCTGTGCCTAATTCTGCGGCTGTGAATGTGCCGGTGACTGTGAGCTTGTTGCCTGCACCAACATAGATTTGCACAGTGGTGTTGGCACCCACGCTGACAGCGTTGCTCCAGATGTTGCCTTCTGGAGTGCTGGTGTACGTGGTTCCATTACCATACGGAGTGATCAAACCTACTGCATATACTTGATAGGTAACTCCTGCGTCCAGGGCTGTGATTTCTGCCTTGTCGGTATACCAAGTTGCGTTGGAGGCTGTGCTGATTACATTTGCTTGTGGCATTTTTGTTTTCCTTGTTTACCAGGCTCTGCAGGACCAGTAACGAGCCTTGGTTCTGGGACCCGGGTTTGCGCAATTGTGTCTGGCTCTAAAGCTCTTGCGTCGAGCAGGGTTTGATTTTTTGATTTTCATGTTGGGATCACCAAAATTTACTTTTTTTACGTTGCCGGTGCTGGGATCACGCACATACACTTTTGATTTTTTCACATCGCCGGCCATGGGCTTACCTAAAGGTACTTCACGTCCTTGGTACTTGGCTTCGTCAATATCGCCCATGATAGCGTTCCAAAATTCACGTATCCATTCTTCGTCGCCGTACTTGTCAACAAACTGATCCAGTGTCATGCGTTCAGCATCGCGCCACATGATTTCTTTCATTTGGCCTTCACTCAACACAGTCAATTCAGAATCTTGTGCATCATCATCTTCACACAGTTGTGCCCACTGACCCAGGGCCGCATATATTTCTGGTGTGGCATCCAACAACACAGCATTGCCTTCGGTGGCCATGATATAGGTTTCAATCAAAGTACCATCGTCCAGCTCGATCGCAAAGTCATCACCAGCAGCCGGTGTTGCCAGCCACTGCTGTGTTTCAACCATGTAATCTCGTAATGTTTTCATCGGGCTTTGTAGTTTTGATAAAGTTTAAACAGACTACGCTCAAGTTCAACGCTTTCTTCCATCGAAACTTGTCTACGCATTTGGCTGGCGATCACAGGCACAGTGGTCTGGCCAGTTGATTTTGGTTTATTCAGGCCGCCTGAGTATTGCAGTGCATCGTCGCTGGTTTCTGTGTTGGTAGGCCAATCTGGTGAGTTCTCATCTATTGCTTGACAACCACAGTCGCTTTTGCCGCAAGTTGGGCATGTTTCAGCGTTGCCGCCAAGTCCGGCCATTTTCAACAACTGTGCTAGAGCTTCGGCATCTTCACCTTCGGCGCTGACTGTGATGCTCTTGGTAGGATTACCGTCGGCCCCCGAGTTCATGTTTACGCTGACATTCATGCCTTCGTTGAGTGCCTGTGTGAGACGCTTGTCCATGCTTTCATATACACCCTTGCCAAACTGGAATCCACCTGAGCTTTTTTTCTCTTTGGGTGCTTCACTGGTTTCCTCCACTGATTCTTCTTTCTTGGCTTTGGCTTTTTCTGGCAGACCTTTTTCTTTGGTCTTGGCAAACTTTTTGAGTTCGCCGCCAGGCATCTTGGCCATTTCTTTACTAGCGCCACGCAGTTCTTTTTTGGGAATCTCACCCTTTTGAGCGGCATGTGCTATGCCAGCGGCTCTGCGTTGTTTTTTGCTTACAGCTTTTTCAGCAATAGCTTCTTCATTGTCATGTTCTTCTTGATCCATGTAGTCGTTGGCAGCGTTGATATAGTCCAGGGCCTTGGTAATCTTGCTTTGTACCCACTCTGGCAAGTTTTGATCATCGTCTAGGATAGCACTGAGTTCGTTGGCAGCCTTGGTTAGTGTGTGCAATTGATCCTTGGCCATGTCGCCTTCTTGATCGTATTCACCTTTGTCGGTGAGATTAACCGACATGTCTTCACTGCTCATGTTGCTAGGGCGAGTCATCATCACACCATCGGTATCTAAATCTTCTTCGGTCTTTTCTTTCTTCACACGCTTCCCGCCAACCATTTTATATTTGTAACTACCTTTAGTTACGTGTTCTTGATCTTTTGGTTTTGCAGATTTTGGACGACCTTTTTTCTTGGGCATGTCGCTTTTGACTTCGTCGTCCTTTTCATCCTCGGGCTCGGCTTTTCTAGTATAACGCTTGCTGTAACCTGTGTCTTTGACGTCATGGCGTGGGTGCTCGTCTTTGTGTGCGAACATGCCTTTGGCCACTTCTGGATCAAAGGCTGTGCCTTTGCTGCGTGGTTCTGATTTCTTGACAGCTTTCTTGATGGCTTCTGCGGCCACATCACCCAGCATTTCATCTACTTCTTTTTTGGCTCCGGCAATCTTGTCAGCAAATGTGATCTTGTCTGCAGGTGGTGCCAATTTGGCGAAACTTTTTTGCTTGGCTGTCATTGGTATGCCGCCTTCTTCTTTGACAGGATACTCTTTGCCGCCTACACGAATTTTTTCTCCAGACTGTATGCCATCAGCCTTGGCATCTCTGACGGCCTTGCCAAATGCATTGCCTTCGTCGGCCATTTGTTCATCCATCTTGTCATGCTTGGCACGGATACGAGCCATGGTTTCTTTGCTGGCTCCTTCACGTCCGGCTTTTTGCAAAGCCTTCATGCCAGTCTCTCCATATTTTTTCTTGCCCAAGTATGCCTGTAATGCTGACTCATCCATGTCACTTTCTTCTACACTTTCCTTGGCACGCAACTTGTTCAACACAGCGCCAGCTACACGTTCACCGGCAGCCTTGCTTCCATAACGTTGGCCTGCGCTCTTGGCAATCTTGGCAAAGGCTTTGCCTGGCTTGCCAATGTCTTTGCCAGCGGCAGCTTTTTTAGCTGAGTAGTCGCCAGTACTGCCTTCGGCCACTGCTGGTTGAGCTGATTCAGTAAGCTCTTGTTTCTTGGCCAAGTCTGCTAGTTTCTTGTTTAGGTCATAAAAAAATGTCATGCTGTTATCCTCTTGGGTTGGCGCCGGTTGCCGGACGTGGTGGTCGCTTGACCTTGGTCATGGGACTCTTGTCACCCATGGGCAAATCGTTTGTGGTCTTGGCCGGCGGAGTCTTGCCTCCAGCCACGGTAAATTCACTGCGATATGTGTTTTTTAATACTGCATGTTGATACGGGTTTGCAGAATAATCTTTGCTGAGTGCTTTTTGTTCTGCATCTGGAGCAGGAAAGTCTGTGTCAGTGAGTAGATCTTTGTTTTGTTCTTCGACCTTGACTTTTTCTTCGGCCATGCTGTCTTCATAGGCCGTGGTCAACAAACGGATACGGTTTGGATCAAGGCCCAACAATTGTGCAATTTGTTGTACCTGTGGCTCAATGGCTGGATAGCGGAATTCGCAGTCCATGCTGTTCACACTTTCGTTGGCGTGTGCAGGAAAGTCAGCAGGTTTGAGCTGTATGGGTGTTTTTTTAACAGCCGACACTTTGACTGGATCAAACTGCTTGAGCTTTTCTTCAAGCATTTTTATAAAGTCTGGCTCAATGTCACCTACGATTTTGATGCGATAACTGTAGGTTCTTTCGCTTTCTGCTAGATAATCTTTAAAATTTTTCATATTTGTATCCCTATATGATATTTATGCTTTGTTATTGTTTTGGTCTCTGTTGCCAATCAACTTTTCCAACAGTTCATTGCGACTGAGATGATTGAGCACTTCGCCGTGTGCTGTGTCCACGGGCTCGTCCTTGTTGCGATCCTGGTCCATGCGTGCTTTTTTCAACTGGAGATCAATCATTTTGAGCTTTTTGTTGAGTTTGGCTGTTTTGGCTGTTATGGCATGACCCAGCATGTTGCTGGCCACACCAAAAATTTCGCTGGCAAATCTTGAATCTACCTGCATGCCCAAATCCATGAGATCATTGTAGCTGCTTTTGGCCATGTCTGCTAGATCGTCCATTTCTCGATCGCTGGCATCTAGATCACGCACAGCCGGCAGGGCCGCATCTATTTTGTCAATGGTTGAATCCAGCTCGGCCAAGCTCAAGCGTGTTTCGGGCAAGGCAGGTATGGCTTGGTCAACTTCTTCAGAAGTAGGCGGCAGATCAAACAACTCTTCAAGTTTGCGTGTCATACCGTATTTACCGGTGTCACCCGCGGCCGTTACGGAACATATCGTCTTCGGTTATGACTCTAAAGGTAAGCCCGTTGCGTCTAGCCCATTTGGTAGCAGCGTTCCATTTGGCGTAGTTCACCGCTACCACAGCACCTTCTCTGGCACTCATTTTGCTTTCAATCACGCTTTGTTTTTTGGGTTTGATTTCTACCAGCTCGGCTATGAGCTGATTGTTTTTGTTTCTATAGGTGATCAGGAAGTCAGGCACATACAGGCTTTGTTTGCCAGTCACAGGATTGCGGTAAGGTATCGTGATGCTTTCACTGGCCCAGTTGACCACATGTTCATTGTTGTCAAGAAAGCGCATGAATGCATGCTCCCAGCCCGACCTATATCTGGGCGTGCCTTTGCCCACATACTTGGAGGCATTTTTGATGGTGTAAGGTCCTTGTGCAAACTTGCTCATGCTCGCACGTTTCTAGCCACATAGAAATTTGGTGTCAATGGTGCATTCAGTCCCAGCAAGGTGCTGCTGCTTCTCAGTCCGTTGAGATAGTAGCTCAAAGTCAAGGTAAGTTCTGGAACTCCCATTCCTTCAAATTGTTGTAGCAAATCCATCACAGGAATTTCACTTTGTTCTGAAATGCGAAACAAGGTCACTGTAAAGTTACCGGCAGCATCGGCTGTGCCAAACACACTGCGAAAATAACTGTACACCGCATCATATTCCAAGGACGATACTGTGGCTTCGTACTCGTAGAAACGATCAAAAATTTGTACAGTCTGATCAACTCGTGGATTGTAACTATTGACTGAGCCCATGATTATCCCCGAGGTGGTTTAGGAAACAACATGCCGTTGGCTGTGTTCACTGCCACACGCACGGCTCCAGGCAATTGAGCTCGCAAGATGTCTTTGGAGGCCTGTCTGGCTTCTTGGTCCACAATGCTACGAAGATTTCTACCTTTAAAGGTTTGATAGGCAGTGCCAGCTTGTTGTATGGCTCCCAGCACATTCTGTACTCCGCCCTTGCCGTCGGCCAACAAGGCCAAGTCATCAAATGTCCCTTCGATGGCGTCAATGAGACCTCCTTGTCCAAACACTGTGGCAGTGGCTCCAGGTCTAGCCAGGGCACTTTTTACAGTATCGTAGTGTGCTGGATCGCCAAAACCCACCACAGTATTGCTGGGGGTTGCGCCGCCCACTGCGCCTTGACCGTACTTGACTGTTTCATACTCTATGGTCATGGTATTGGTCATGATGCCATTGCCTTGACTGTAATCATAGGTGTCATGTTGCCAATCTTTGATCATGGGATTGATCAAGGTATAGCTCGCATATTTTTTCTGGCTGAGTCCATATATGGTTATGTCTCTGAAGAAAGGTGGCTTGCCTCCATCTTTGCCGGCACCAATATTTTTAGTGCCATCGTTGTAGCTTTCTCCGATGTAGCCCCAATCGTTGACCTGACGATCTCCGCTGTAGGTATCTCTAGTGTTGTAGCCAAACCCATTTTGCAAGGTCTGCAGGGCGCCAATGCTACCATCGATGGTAGGATTGCCTTGATATTTTTGGCTGGGATCCTTGTAGTAGTAACTGAAATAGTTGTACCACATGTTGCGAATCAAGTCTCCTTGATCGTCATTGAATACTATTTGCACTGGGTTGTATTGTATTTTGCTTTGTACCAGACGTTTACGATTGTACTGATTCATTGTGTCAATGCTGACTGTGTAGGTCGGTAACTGTGCTGTCTTGACCATGAGCCCTACACTGGCTATATCGCCATTGCCAAACACATTTTGCAAGGATGGAATCTGTCCAGTGTTGATATTGAAGAAAACATGAAAGAGGAACTTGGTCCTGGGGCTAAGTTCGTAGCCATTGGTACGGAATGTCTTGGCCGCATGGGCATAATCTTTCAGCCCATCGGGTGTAAAAAACCCTTGTAAAAAATCCTGACCAAAGCTCATGAGCTTTAGCCTGTGGCTACATCGCCGATGGTTCTTCCAATAACAGCGCCAACTCCACTTCCAGCTGGAGTTTGAACCGCATTATCAAAGCGTATGGTCATGCTGATCGTGGCCACTGCGCTTTCGGCGTAGTCCATGTTGTTGTAGTTGACTTCGCTGAGATAGCAACCATAGATCTCCCAAGTTTCCAATGCTATGGGTTCGTTGGCACCGTTGCCGCCATCTAGAACTTCAAAGCGTGTAAGGAACTTGTAATCAATACCAGCAGCAGCACTGCTTTGTTCCATGAAATCCAACTGTTTCTGTAGTTGCTCGCCGACCAATCTGCTGACTTGACCGCCTGCGTCGTCGCGAACTTGGCAAGTGAGATCGCCCCACGAATATTTGCCAGCTAACTTGATGGTACTGTTGTAGATTGGAACATCAATGGGTTCAAAACTCACAGTTGGACGTGTGAAGTCCATGACTTGTTTGGTTAATTCTGTGCGGGGTGTGCTAACGCCAAAATTTTCAAATATCACTCTAAAGCGATACTTGAGCTTGGGCATTAATAAACCTTGGACTGGGCTGCTTTGGTCACTTGCCAAAGGCACTGTCATTCTACTGAGCGATGAAACGGCCATTTGTTATCTCCTGTGTACTGTTATTTATGGTAGCTTGAGTCTGAAAAATCAGGGTGGTTGAAACCCTGATTGTTTCCTATTAGACCGCTGCACCTGCAGCAATTTCTCCTGTGTTCTTGATACGAACCGGTATGTAGATAAACTCTACAGCCTTGACTGGTTCAATAGCAATATCCACATATAGTTCATTGCGATCGATACGTGCTGGTGTGTTGTTGGTAAGATCACAAATCACCAGGTAGTCGTAGATGCCGCGCTTGGCCACCAGATCAATCATCAAGCTATCAATAACATTTCTAATTTCATTGCGTGTGATCTGATCATTGGGCTCAAACAAAAACTGTTTGCCAATGGTTTCCAAACGACCACGTATGAATGCTATCAAACGTGCCACGTTGATACGATCCAAGGCACTGGTCAGTGTGGTAGTGGTCTTGTTACCAAAATTGGTGATACCCACTCCTGGTATGAAAGTGATAGGATTGATACTGTTTTCATACAAGGTATCACGTAGGCCTTGACGAACTCCCAGGCTTTCAAATTCACCAGTGGCAGCATTGATGTAACCAATTTGTATGGCATTGTCTACCACTCCACGGCGTGTTCCTGCTGGTGCCAACCATGGAAATGCCACTTCGTCGTTGCGGATGATTGTTCTGATCATCATATGGCTGGGTGGTTGTACCACTAGAGAACCAGTGGTATCAGTGGTCTGGCAACTTGGATAAAACACGCCAGCATATACATCACGTGTCAGGAATCCGTCGCCTGTGCTGAGTCCCAGTCCATTGTTGTTGCTGGACCAAGTCAAAATATCTTCTGGGCTCAGGCGCAACGGTGTGTCTGCCACAACAAATGCTGTGTTGTTGCGTTCGTTGTTGAGTGCCACCATGTTGGGCAACAATTCCGGGTACTGTGGACAACTGATCAAGTTATAAACCAATTGCTCTTCTCTTGCAGTGGTACTGGTATCAATACCGGCTCTAAGAGCCTGGACAATCTGTACACGTTGTGCCTGGCGACCCATGTATGGGCTACCGTCGGCCTTGACTGGATTTTGTGAAACCCAAGCATTGGTTTCTATTGCTGCCCAGTACGTGGTATTAGTTGGTACATTACCGGTCGTGCTTTGTTTGGCCACATAGATCACACCATTGTAGTTTACAAAATCGTTGAAACCGTATGCAGTGGTGGTGTCATAAGCGTCTACTGCAAAATCACTGGAGTTAAAGTAGTTTACCTGGAATGCCTTGACATTGAATCCACTACGGCGTGTGTTCCACAACAAGGTTCCTTGTGGATACAGGCTAGGATCGGGTGCATCAAGATCCAGATAGTTACTGGTCAACAAGCTCACTATAGTTGGGATAGGATCACTGATGGGATTGGTTGTACCATTGGGAGCCCAGCGTGCATCTGTAAACAAGATTCCGTTTTGTGTGGTTTGATCAGTGTTGTCAATCAACAGCCATTGATCTGTTCCATCCACATTGCTCCAGCGACTGATCACTGGATAATTTTCCAAATCTCCGGTGTTGATCCAAAGATCACCATAGACCAACGCACTTTGACTTTGGTCAGTCTGTGTCAATGGAGGCGTGGTACTAAAAATTGGTCCAGTGGCATTGGTATTGCTGAGGTCGTCTCCGCGTACATCATTGGTGACGTTTTGATAACCTTGCCAAATACCATCATCCTGAATCATGATATCTGCACTGCCTGTGGTGGCTGCACTGTAATACCATAAACGTCCGTCGGCTGGATCTTGGTCCGGTGCGGTGTTGCTGGCAATATAGGTAAATGTTGGAGTTCCGACCCAATTACTCAATACTACTCCAGAAGCACCACCATTGACGTAGTTGACTCTTACTCCACGAACTGCGGTAGTAAATCCAGCCGTAGTAACAGGACTGCCAATGGTATTGATCAATTGGATGCTGCCGCCCTGGCTATGTTCAATTATTATAGAACCGTCACTGGCAATGGCAGCACTGACATTGGGCACTGCAGCCGCACTCACTGCAGAGACAAAATCTACGGCTGTACCTGTGCCACCAATGGTTGCAGTGACTGGTGTGGAAAATGTAACCTGTGAGGTTGGTTGCACTCCAGCTTGTGAAGCCGCAATGGTAAATGTGTTGCCGACTGTAAACGGACCAGGCGTGCTGTCGGCTCCAGTGATTATGGTAGGACCCGAAGCAAATTTTTCATAGATAGTAAAACTGCCGGTACTGTTGGCCAAAACATCTACCTCGGCATAGGTTGTCCCGGCTGGGATGCCACTGCCGCCGCCCGAAGGATCTAGTCCATAATTTGCATAGGCATCATTGAAATAAACCGGGCAGCCTTGTTGAACAAAGGTGCCAAGTGTGCTGTTGAATCTTTTCACCACAAGATTGGTCCCCAAATTCACATTGTTGATCTTCTGCCACACTGATCCAGTGGGACGTGGACTGGTCTGTGTAGAGCCCCAACGTGGAGCATTATAGCTGTATTGAGCTAGATAATCTGTGGCTACGTATTCGCTTGGAGCAATGCCCAAAGCAGCCAATGGATTTCCAATGCCGTTTTCAAGTGATACGAGACCTTCGCCTGCGGTACTGCCATCATTGCTGGCTGTGCTGTCAGCATAAATTTGCAACTTGCCACCGATCACTGCAGAATACACTCCAGGTATACCATCTGAGTTGATGGCATCGCTGAGTCCATCAACGGTGTTGTTTGGAGCAATAGGAACAGCCACAGGATTATCATTGATCCTGACAGTGTCGCCTGCTGTCAAGGTGGTGGGTGCCAGAGTGCCTTGCACTGTGGGCCAAGCTGTTTTCCAGTCATCGCTACCAACCAATACCCAGGTATTATACAAATCGCCCAAGGTCACATCGCTGGTTTGTGTGGGGTATATAGGACCTCCACGCTTGTAGTAAATGGGATTCTGGGTGCTGGTAGCCACAACTGCATAGTCGCCTATGCTGCCAATGCTTTGCAATGGTACTGTGCTGGCTGGTTCTAAATCATTGTCATCAGTGATTACCAATGGAATCTTGTTTGCAAAAGCACCAGTGACCAAATTCCATTCAAAAATTCCCCAGGCCGTGTTGGCAGTATCTAACCAGTATGTTCCATTGTCAGGATTTCCAGTTGGGCGGACCAGGGTAGCGGTAAGTTCGGCCAGGTCAATGTCCACACGTTGTACATAACAACGATTGGATACACCCAGGGCACTGAAAGCAGCCAACAAACCATATTCGTTGAGTTCGTAACCGTTGATAGGTGTACCAGCAGTGGTCTTGTAAAAGAAGGGATTGCCATATGTGGCCAATAGATCCCGCTGGCTGGACATGAGCTTGACTTTGTTGGCTTCGGCAGCAAGAGTACCAGCAGCCACGCCAACTCCGGCGCCGCTGACTTTGTTTTGTGCCGTGGCCAGTAAAATATAAGGTACCGAATTGGTAGCGGAAGGGATATACTGACTTTCGTCAATGATTGTGACTTCTACGCCGGGTGATATTAGTGCCATGGTAATTCCTTTTTCTAGTTAAAGATATTTATGGAAAAAGGCAAAAACAAGCCGTGATTGCTCCCCTACCCAGTAGGGTTAAGGGTAAATATACCTATGAGACCCATGTGCATGGCCTGCAATCAACGATTTAGAGCTGTGGCTTATCACCGTGCTGACCGCATACAGTATCGACGTTTGTGTGAGCACTGTATCAGGCGCGGCCGCAGACTCAAGCCAGTTGATCCTAGGTGGAAAACAGCAGGTTACAAGAAAAAAGTCGTCTGCGATCGCTGTGGCTTTCGTGCAAAATATTCTGTACAACTCTTGGTTTATCACATGGACGGCAATCTTAACAACAATACACTACGCAATTTAAAAACTGTGTGTCAAAACTGCGTGATAGAGATTGCTAAGAGTGATTTGCCATGGCGGCCTGGAGATCTCGAACCAGATCGTTGACCTGTGTGTAAAGATGGTCCATGGTAGCATTGTTGTCTACCACAGCATCAAATTCAGTGCCAATCCAGGCAGTTTCGCTGGCATGTATGGCATATTTTTCTAGCTCAATCTTGCTGGTGGTCCAGGCCATGTTTTGTGGGCCAGAATTCACTGTTTCTGCTAGGCAATACCACTCAGGATCAGGGCCACGATGCACACGTACCACAACACCGCCAGCACGCTTGATAGCGGCAATTTCGTTGGGGAAACGGCAGTCTGAAATGACCACATCGTCTGTGGTCTTGCGCAGTTTGTTTTCCAGGCTGGCAATCCAGGTATCATCATGGAACCCTCTACGCACTACTTCAGTTCCCCAGTATTGCAACACCCATCTTGGAGTCAAATCGGGCATGTTCAAGCGGGCCGCCCACCATGGGTCCACTTGCTCACGCCAGGCTCGACTGTGTTTGGTACGCCCTTCCAGCAGTTCACGATCCCAACCAAACACTGCACTCACAGCGTCTTTGAGTGTGTTGGCAAAACTTTCTCTGCGAAATTGATGTATGTTTACTAGATAGTCTGCTATGGTGTCTTTGCCTGCACCGATCAAGCCGCATACCCCAATGATCATCTTATTTCCTTTACGTTTAGGTGTCTAAGAGTGGCCTGCAACATGTCAATCTGTCTACGGCAGTCTTCAAGGGCATGATGACTGGTAGCAGGACGTGGTAGCTCGGGCCATAAACTGTAGATGGTTCTGGCATCACGCACATTGTAAAATTGCCAGGGCAAAGGTTTGCCGTAACTCTTGTAGGCGTGTTCCAAGATGTTCATGTCATACGTGGGCCCGTTTGCGAATATAAACTTGTGTTGCCAGGCCAATTTGTAAAGGCTGTCCAGGGCTTGGTCCAACGGCACACGCCCTTCTTCCATGAAGGCTTCTGTCTGTGCTTCTTTCTGAGTTGACCACCACTGCAAGGTACCTTCTTCAATGGCACGATTTTCTTGGCTTTCCAAAGTGATTCTGGCATAGTAGCAACGGTCATAGTAGCCGGTGCCAAACGGATCAAAGCTCTGTGCGGCTATGGTCAGTATGGTGGCATCCGGACCAGTGGCCAGGCCTTCTATGTCGATCATCAGTGAGCTCATGCTTGATTATAGCATGGATTTAGGATTAAATCTACTGTGCGTTAACCGATTACAAAAGTGATGGGCTGGCTGCCGTCGATGTAGTTTTTGAGTTGTTCAATTTGAGCATCCATCTGGACCTGAGCTTCGGCTTTCATGGCCGACCCATTGAGTGTGCCGCCACCTTGTGGACCAGCTATGGTACCAAACTTCTCTCTTGCTTCGCCAATGATGTACTTGCAATTGGCCACCATGTAGTCACGTATCCATTGACTGATTTGGAAATCCTGTAGGAGATTTACTTCGGGTTTGAGATTGTAACACCATAACAACACATTCTCTCCGGTGCCCTTGGGGTCACGGATCAGTTGCAGTTTCTTTGTGACTGGGTTCCAGGTGTAGTTCATGTAGCCACCAAACATTCTGGCTGCCAATTCCACATAGCCTGCATAAAAATCATAAGTGGCGAGGCCACCGGCCACGTTGAAGTTCATGAGATACACATTCATACTGGCCTGGCTAAACGGATCAAAGTTTGACGCAAATGGTCCTGTGCTGTCACCAAAGGTCCTGCGAAAGATCTGGCGTACCGTGATCACTTCCTGCGGCAAGGTATAGATGTTTACGTCTCTGACCAACTCCATGAAAGTATAGCTTTCTTCATAGGCATTTTGTGCCCGCTGGCGATAGGTTCCTATGGTTTTTTGGTAGGCTGCTTCGTAGTGTTCGTCATCTAGTTCAATGTCAACGATCTGACTGCCCAGTTGTAACTGGACATAATCAATCAGCGTTTGTTTGAGGGTTTGTAGTGTCGATTCTGCTTGTGCCATGGGAACTCCGTGTTCCCTGTATTTACCAGGCTTTCAGTATGATTAGATTCTCGTTGCCACGCCCGTTGTACTTGGTTTCTGTGGCCTTGATGTCTTTGAACACTTTACGAGCCGCAGGTTTGCCCCCACTTAGTAGCTCTTTGAGCTGTTCTGCGGGCTTGCGTAGAGTTTTTTGTACAGTTTGCATGGTATCAAAGCCCACAATAGCTGATCCTTTGACGCTGAACGAACCCAGGTGACTGTCACTCATCACATGGATCAACTTGCGTTTCTTGGTGTCGTACAACCAGGCTTCGCTGGCATTGACCAATTGGGCTGGTGCAACGCTTGTGAGCTTGAGCTCGGCAAAGTCTTTCATGTACTTAAATTTGGATGCGAGTTTTTCTGGGCTGACAGATTTCTTGGCTCTGGGCTTGCGTTCCACTTTTTTGATCTGTACATAGTTTCCACAGTCAGCTATGACTTGCTCAATGAATTTGATGCACTGCTTGATTTGATTTTTGTTAAGGTGGCTGTAGCCTTCTACGAGATCAGCATCCTCACCGGCTAATACTTCTTCAAACTCGGCCAACTTGATCTTCCACACATCGGCAATGGTGCCCACCATGTTGGGACTGATGTTCATGCCACGGATCTGTGCAATGGGTTTCCAGTCTGCGCTCATCTTGGCACCGTCCCGGATGAAATCATCAAACATGCCTTCCAGCTCGCCAGCACATTCACTCACTTTCTCACGCAGATGATCTTGTATTGTGAGTTTTGCTACAGCCACTTCGTTTTCGTCAATGATCTTTTTTATTTCTTGTTTGATTTTTAGCATTGTGGCGATCTGCTCGTCAATGATACACTGTTCATGCTCATTGAGCGTCAGGCCCATCAAGGTCATCCTGCACACCCAGGCTGGAGTCAAACGAATCTGGCTGTCAGGGATACCACGCATGAGCTTGGCGTCTTTGCTTCGATGATTGATGTCCAGGTACTGACACAGCATGTCCTTGGCATCTTTTTTGCCATAGTGATAGTTGTACCAGGCAAAGGCCTTGCTGAATGCACTGATGCGATTTTCTTCTGTGGGTTGGAATTTCCAGTCAGGCTCGTGCCCAACATATTTGGTTTCAGCACCTTTGGGATTCAAAGGCTTGATCACAGTTGCGGCTCGTGCGTTCATGGGCTCTCCTAAGTGTAAAGTATTATTATAGCATGTGGGCCATTTTTGGTCAACCGTTTAGCAAGGCCGCAAATGTTAGGTGTTGCTCTAGATTGGTAATTAGATCCGTGGCATTTTGCACCAATTCCTTGTGGCGTGCGGTTTCTCGATGCAACCTACGGCATTCCACACTTTCCATGTCTGCGGCCACCATGGCTGCATCTACAGTTTTGACCATTTTTAACAAGTCCTTGCGAGCAACTTTGTTTTTGATTGTGGCTATTTGGCGTTCTGCCCGATCTAATCGTTGATACAACTCATCCATGCAAGTAATTATACTGGCTTTGTAGTTGTTGGTCAAATCGGCCCATAAATATACTACTATGCCACGCCTGAGTCTATACCGTCCCAATCGTACCAGCGATTATCAATACATTGATCGCAATATCAGTGAGATGTACACCGTGGGTGGCCTTGACATTTATGTACACAAATATCTGGGTCCAAAAACTGGTGATCCCGGCGATGCCGACATAACCATACCGGTTCGTGAAGAACTGAATCCCCTGTTCATCGAAGATCTGTTGTTGTTGGAAAACCGTGACAGAGCCTACGATCCCAACATCTATGTCATGCGTGGTGTGTACCGTGTGCAAGACATTGATTTTGATCTCACGCAATTTGGTCTGTTCTTGAACAACGATACCTTGTTTATTACATTTCACTACAACGATATGATTGATACGTTTGGTCGCAAACTCATGAGTGGTGATGTGTTAGAGTTTCCCAACTTAAAAGATTATAATCCTTTAAATTCCAGCATACCCCTGCCCTTGCCCAGATACTACGTGATACAGGATGCGGCGTTTGCCAGTGAAGGATTCAGTCAAACCTGGTTGCCGCACTTGTGGCGTGTGAAAGCCACACCTTTGGTCAACGCACAAGAGTACCAGGACATAATGAAACAGCCGTTTGTGACCAACAACATCTGGGATCCGGGCAATTTTTATCCCAATGGTACCCGGGTCAACTACGGAGATGTTTACTATCAGGCCAACGGCAATGTGCCAGCCGGTACTGCCATTGATGCTGTAAATCCCAGCACCGGTCAACCTTACTGGACCTTGATCACCAATCCCAACACCGTGGGTGATAGTGCCAGCACTCGCAACAAAGATCTAGCACTGAATGATGCCATATTGGCTCAGGCCGAAATTGAACTACCACTCAGTGGATATGACATAACCAAATTTTATATTTTGCCAACTTTCCCTGATGGCCAACCAGCTGCCACTGTCACCGGAGTCAACACAAACAGTACCACAGTGAGTACTGCCAGTACTCAAGCCGGATTGGAGACCACGCCCAGAAGTTTTGGTTACACCATGGGCTATCTCAGCAACAGTGTGGATCCCACCACGGGTCGCATACTACCACCCAATGGCTTGCCGGTGACACCGGGGGTAAGTTTTCCTCCAAATCCGGTAGTGGGCGATTATGCCCTGCGCCTGGATTATTTCCCCAATCGCTTGTTTCGTTACGATGGTGCTAGATGGGTCAAAATTGAAGACGCTGTGCGCACTGGGTTGGATTTTGAAGCCGATGCCAAGACCCAGCGTGCCAGCTTTGTCAACAATACTGATCAGGTATTGACCAATGATCGTGGCTTGATTCCAAGTCGCCAGAGCTTGAGTGAAATACTCAAACCACAAGCCGACAACGGAGGATAATCATGCCAGCACTGACTCCTATATTTTTTTACGACGAACAGATACGCAGATTCCTATTGCAGTTTGCTAGGATTTTTTCAAACTTCCAAGTAGAGTATGGTCGCAACGAAGAAGGCACTGATCACACATTGGTTCGTGTACCAGTACGGTATGGCGATGCCACCCGACAAGCACAGACCATCCTGCAAGAAAATTCAGCGTCAGGTATGCCAGCTACACCCTTGATGACTTTTTATATTTCTGGTCTTGACTATGACCGTCCTAGAATGCAGGAACCTTACTTTGTCAGCAAGATCAATGTGCGTCAAAGAACCTACGACGAAGCCACCAACAGCTACGAAACCACGCAAGGTAATGCATTTACTATTGAACGTTTGATGCCCGTGCCTTACAAGCTCACATTAAAATTGGATATCTGGACCAGCAACACCAATCAAAAAATGCAGATACTTGAACAGATGTTGGTGTTGTTCAATCCCAGCCTTGAAATACAAAGCACCGACAACTACATTGATTGGACCAGCCTCAGCATTGTGGAATTAGAAAGCACACAGTGGACCAGTCGTGTCATACCTCAGGGCACAGAAAATCCCATTGATATTGCCACTCTAACATTTGCCTTGCCCATTTGGATTTCAAGTCCAGCCAAGGTCAAGAAACTGGGTGTGGTCGAACGCATTATTGCTCAGATATTTGATGCCCAAGGAGACGCTTCAAATGCAGTGTTGAACAATGATTTATTGCTGGGCACTCGTCAAGTGATAACACCTTACAGTTATCAAGTGTTGTTGATTGGAAACAGGTTGCAGGCATTGAAACAATCTGAAGTCGTTCAACCACCCAATACTAGTCTGGCGCCACCCGACAGCCCCGACAGTGATCTAATGTGGCAGGCCATTGTGGGCATGTATGGTGTGCTAAGGCCCGGTATTAGCTATGTGAGATTAGCACAAGAAGACGACACCGAAGTCATAGGCACTGTTGCCTATGACCCCACTGACAATAGATTTTTGTTGTTTAACGTGGATCCAGATACCTTGCCAGCAAACACCCTGGCACCAGTCAATGCTGTGATCAATCCTTTGCTCAGTGGGCCCAACGCAGGACTGGCACCACCTGCACAGGGACAACGATACTTGCTGACCGAAGATACCGGATCAAATGAATCAACTACATCTCCAGTGGCTTGGCAAGGGCAAAACAATCAACCATTGGTGGCCAAGGCCAACGACATCATTGAATACACAGGAACTCATTGGGCAGTCAGCTTTGCCAGCAACAGTAGTCCCAACAACATACAATACGTAACCAACCTAACCACAAGCATTCAATACAAGTGGATCGCTAATGCCTGGGTCAAGAGTTATCAAGGTCTATATCCGGGAGGACAATGGAACCTAGTTCTGTAAATGCAGTAGGTGTTTGGTTTTATGCTGTGGCCACTGGCAGATACTTGTATCTCATGCGCAATGATCCAAAACATCCAGATACCTGGGGACTGCCCGGCGGAAGGATTGAGCCCGGAGAAACATTGATTCAAGCTATCAAACGAGAGTGTTGCGAAGAACTAGGATCAATGCCTGAATATCTGCGTCTAGTGCCGTTGGAAAAGTTTACCACCAACGATCACGGTTTTGCATACCATACATTTTTTTGCAGCGTTGCTTCGGAATTTATACCTGTTCTCAATCACGAACATCAGGGCTATGCCTGGATTGCTTCAGGAGTATGGCCAAAACCCATGCATCCTGGCCTGTGGAGCACTGTTAACTTTGATGCTGTTCAAACCAAAATAGCCGTGGTAGAACAACAAATCCAAACAGGTTAGGTCTTGCCTACTACCACAGTGATTGTGCCAACTGTGTCAGAATCATAGTCTTCAAGAGCTTTGCCCAACACACAACCCGGTTGATAATTTGTCAGATCTAAAACAGTAGCCACGCCGGGCATATCACTGGACACCAGCAGATCACCTTTGTGTATGGTACCAACCACTTGACAAGGCACACGACCAGTCAAGGCTATGGCCACCACATGTTCACCTTCTAATCCTGTGTTCATTTCGTAAGCAGGTGCGGTAGAAACTGCGCCAGCCACTCGCGTAGAATGCGAATGTTGACTTATGGTCACTTCTTTGGCGCCGCCAAACTCCATCACAGTGCCTGGATCGTAGGTCTGATCTGACAGATATCTTTCTGCCAAGTCAGCGTATCTGGCCGAACTGGCTGTGCCAGCAAAAATTGCCGATGTCAGCGTGCCGCTGCCCGGAACGTAAGTAAGTCCACTGACAGCATTTGCTGCATTGTCGTCGACCAACGGAGCTACTGCTACTCCAGCAACTGATAAAAACACAGGATAGAATGTAGATAAACTAGTAGATTGAGATGTGGCATTGATTGCCGTATTAGGACCTGTGGGTCCTTGTGGTCCTTGTGGTCCGGTGGCACCAATGGGTCCTTGTGAGCCCTGTGGCCCAGTGGCGCCTGTGGCTCCTGGACCGGTGGCTCCTTGCGGTCCCTGTGGGCCCTGTGGCCCACGTGGTCCTTGTGGTCCGGTTGCTCCAGTGCTACCTTCTGGTCCCTGTGGGCCGGTAAATCCCTGTGGGCCTTGTGGGCCCGTGGCGCCTGTGGCACCAATTGGACCGCCCGATGGTCCTGTGGCTCCATCTGGTCCTTGTGGTCCTTGTGGTCCCGAGGGCCCAGATGCACCAGTGGCTCCGATTGGGCCACCCGAGGGCCCAGTGCTACCAGTAAATCCAGTGGCTCCTTCTGGTCCTTGTGGTCCTGTGGGTCCCTGTGGTCCGCGTGGTCCTTGTGGTCCTGTAAGTCCAAATGGCCCCTGTGGTCCTTGTGGTCCCTGTGGTCCAGTGGCGCCAGTGGCGCCTTGTCCGGTTGCTCCTAAAAATCCTGTGGCACCAATGGGTCCTTGTGGGCCTTGTGGCCCAGTGGCGCCTGTAGCACCCGTGGCACCAATGGGTCCTTGTGGCCCGCGTGGGCCCTGTGGTCCTTGTGGTCCTGTAGGTCCTTGTGGTCCTGTGGCTCCATCTGGGCCTTGTGGTCCTTGTGGTCCTTGTGGTCCAGTTGCGCCTGTAGCACCTATTGGTCCTTGTGGTCCTTGTGGTCCTTGTGGTCCAGTTGCGCCTGTAGCACCTATTGGTCCTTGTGGTCCTTGTGGTCCTTGTGGTCCTTGAATTGGTCCCACATTATCCCAAAGAGCACCATCATACACCCAAAAATTTCCAGTGGCTACATCGATCACACCGTTGCCGGTTACGGCTGCTGGAAAATAATAATTAAGAAGTCCTTGAGGATCGTTGGGTCCACCAGTAGGATACACAGCATTAACGTCTGGAACACTGCCAAGAATAATAATTGCTGCTCCTTGTGGTCCTTGTGGTCCTTGTGGTCCAGTTGCGCCTGTAGCACCTATTGGTCCTTGTGGTCCTTGTGGTCCTTGTGGTCCAGTTGCGCCTGTAGCACCTATTGGTCCTTGTGGTCCTTGTGGGCCTTGTGGTCCAGTTGCTCCTGCGTTTGGTATCCAGTTTCTAGTGCCGTCTGTTTGTGATGCCAGAATATATCCATTGGCTGCGGGCACGCCCAAGTTTGGTTCAGAGATACTGGTTTCAGTCCAATCATATCGATCGGCCGGAACTTCTGTGGGCGGAGTAGTCGCGACGCGACCGGAAAGTAAGCGTGCCATTATGGTGTGGGTATGATTGTAACGTTTCCAAGATTTTGACTGGCCGGTGACAAGTCACCCGATATCACCACGTCAAACACGTTGGCAGTGCTGGCGCTGACCTGTAGTTGGTCTCCATTGACACTGTTGGCATCAAATTTGAGCAGGCTTCTACCGTTGAGGGGAACATAGGCGGTGTCATAGGCCGGAACCACCACAGTGCCAAGACTGATGGTGGTGTTGCCACCCTCCAGCAGTATCTGCACATCCAGGGTTTCGTCTGATGCGGTTTTGTTGGTGACCGACAACGGAGTAAGGAAAAATATCTGTCCTGGCAAAATAGCCCGTGTAGGATCGCTGGGATCTCTTACTTCGTATTGGTTAGAAGGATCTGGCACACTATAATCTGGTGCATCTGCTCCGGTAAGACCTCCATCTAGTGTGGTCATTGAGACTGGAACATCTACCAAATATAGTGTTTCTGGCAATCCTGTGGACGGTGTACGACAAACAATTCTTGACATCTATTGCTCCATGTTAAAAGTTACCAAATGCAATGGCAGATTTTGTGGCAATCCTGCCCACTGCAGAATCAAATGGCGGTCCTGACAGTTCTCCGGTGTCGGCATTAATTGTCATTCCGCCCACAAACAAGGCATTTCCCTGATCGTCCTGTCCACTGGCAACTACCTGGCCATCATTTACTTCTCTGATACTGGCTTCAATGTTGGTTCTGTTGAATGCCGGTGGAATCCTGGTCAGTGCCACGCCTGCCAGTGTACTAGACCAAGTGTGGCCAACCGCACTAATAGTGCTGGGTTGTATTGTGTATTGCGGGGTAGTAAAGGTTGGTATAAGAGATTCGTCTACTAGAGCTGTAACAATAGCAATGGCATTCGCACTCAGGCCCGGCAAGGCATTGACATAATCTCTGATAAACTCAAATGCAAATAGGTATGCATCAACAAAGTTTGTGCTGGTGAACAATGGCGTTCCCATGGTATTATAAAATGTCTTGGTATAATTTTCCATGGGCAGTTCGTCTGCACTGGCCAACACCCAGATCAGGACCTGGACAAGATTGGCGCCATAGCTGCGAAATGTTTCTTGGTCTGTAGAGGTCCAACCAAAGGTGTAAACGTCTCCAGTGACAGGATCGACCGTGGTATTGAGTGCTGTGTAGGTTGCATTGACTATGGTGCCAACAGGTCCCTTGAGTGGATCAATAATTATAGCCGAAGCTATTTCAAGGGTCAGTGTAACACTGCTGACGCCGGTGGGCGCAACAATTTGACGGAATCCGTCACTGACCATGGAGAAATCACCAAATTGAGTGCTACAACTTGACAGTATTATTTGACCGCCGGTGAGCGCAAGAAAATGCTTGTGACACCAGATACTGACTGCGTTGATGGCATTGACAAGGCCACCGTTTTTGGCACAGTATCCAATGCCATTGGCCGATACTGGTGTGGCGCCCCAGGTCATGATATTGGGGAATATGCTGTATGGTGAACACACCAAGCCGTCGGCCAAGGCCACTCCGGCACCACGAGGTACAAATGGATTGGGTGGTATGCTGAATGGGTCCAATGGTGGTGGTACCGATGTCCAATCTGGAACAGTTCGCACTGCAATTTTGTGTGCATAAGGGGTACGTCGAATTATCGCGCCGGGTCTGAATGACACAGCAAATCCTTCTGAGGGATCTTCAAGATCGTCTAGACTAAACCCTTCAAACAAAAAACCTTCAATAAAACAACCAGACCCCATGCGAAAAACATTGCGTTCTTCGTAGCCAACTTCGGGAAAAATTATCACAGTACGATGGGCGCATTTGATCACACAATCATCAGGCATATCTAAATGTCCCTGAGTTTCGTAACGACCCGGTGACACTTCAATCAGTTGGATGGCTGTTGCGTCTACTGCTTTGACAGCCGTGGCCAAGGTCAACGCCTGTTCGATGGTGGCCAGGGCCGACAGTGAGGACCGACCGGTGTTGGTGTCGTTGCCAGTTTTTGATACAAAAAATGTGTTGGCCACTGGAATATCGTTGACCAAAACAATTTCGTCAGTGGCTCCGGTGTCAATTTTCATGTAGGCCTTGCCGTCAAAGGTATTCAGGGCCAGTTCTCCAAGCTCAACACCACTGGTCAAAGGTGCGGCATTGGCCGTATTGCTTTGTTTTAGTAAGATTGTATTTGCCATGTTGTGCCTATCTAGTAAGTTCCACCGTTGATGACCGACGCCACATTGAGCACTTGTTGATTGTTTGCATAAAGTTGTCCGCCGTAGAGATTACCGCCAATACCAACTCCGCCGTCGACCACCAGTGCTCCGGTGTATCTGTTGACAGAAGCTGTATTGGCACTTATGTTGGCAGTCTGAGTGCTGATTACTATGAGGTTACCTACTCCACTGACACCAAAGGTAATATTTCCACTGGGAACTGGAATATCCACGTTTGATGTGCCATTTTGTAACTTGCTGGCCGCTCCAATGTTGGCCACTACGTTGCTGAGAAATTGTCCATCACCAAAGTAGTAATCGGCGGTGATATTGCCATTGATTCCTACATTACCGTTGAGCACGATGTTGGCAGCCGTGGCAATGATTTGATCTTCAACATTTATTGTTGATAAAATAAAATCGCCGTTTACATTCTTATAAGTTGCCATTTATAATCCTTGTGCCTTATTTAGCAATAAAAATCACACACAACCGCCGAGCTTGATCCACACCTGCTGACATTTACAAATCCTTTTGATTATTTATGCGGTCTAGGAAGGCCGACAAATCCATGGTAAACAGGTTGGGCAAAGCACTTAATTCGGCTATGTGTGCCGAGGTTTCTCCGCAAACTCGATAAAATTTTGTGTGTGCATGATCACGCATGACCCGGCACATTTGTTTGATCCAATTTCCTGTGTAGGTCGGAGCGGCATTTGTGGCTTTGTAAAACTGTGTGCCGGCATAGATATTGTTGAATCCATGGGTTGCGGTAGGACCTAGATCAAAACCCAACAAGTAGATCCGTCGGTGCTGATCCAATGCGGCCAGGCTCACCGCGATAGGGCCAGAACTATATCCAAAATAATCGTGTGGAACTGTTTGTGCGCCCAGATCCGGCAGGGGCCTTCGAGTGTAAAATCTGTTGATTTTTGCATAGCCACTTTCTTGTATGGCCGTGGCTATGGGGCGGTCTGTGGCCACCAAAACATCTGGAACGAATTCTCTGTATAACCCGTTGCATCCGTAGATTTTTCCCAGCGATTGTAACTGGAGCAATGGTACTTCTCTTCTGCTGATGCCGTTGCCAAGTGCAAATGCTATGGTCATAAAAAATCCTCACAGTACTTAGCTGTGAGGATTTTGGTTGAGTACAAATTAAGAACTGTACTTTTCAACTTGTGCCAGGCTCAACTGATTTTGTTGACCTGCAGTGTTGACTCCGCCTGTGGTTCCTGACTTGATTTCGTAGCCTTCGTCACTGAAGAAGTTGGCATCAAAGCGAACGTTTTGAGCTACTAGACTAGGATTCCAGACATCTCCTGTGTTGGCGTCACCGCCGGTTTCGCCGCCGGTAAAGTCTGACAAGAACTTGTTGGTCAGCTTGCTGATGGCCTGTTCTGTGGAATCAGTTGCACCTGCAAAGAAGCTGATGCTCATGTTGCCAGATGAGGGCGTCAAGTCGCTGGTCAACACACACTGTCCAACTTCTTGTGCTGTACCTGTGGTACCGCCAGGAGCTGCTGCTGTGGGTGTAAAGGTTGTGCCAACTATAGCACCTGCTGGAGCACCCATTGCTTGCCAGTCAGTGTCGCCTAGGACGGCAATACGCAAGCTCACAGTTGGGGACCCACCGATCACTGCCGTGGAAGGATCAATAGGCGTTGTGGTAGCTACCAGATATTTTCTGGAACCTTTTTGGCGTATGATCACGCCGGGTGTTTGACCGCTGGCACTGTTGGCAATGTATACTTCGCACTTGACAATGGGATATGCGGCTGTGGCCACTGTGGGTGGCTGTACACCACCAACCACGCCAAGATACTGATCACTGTTCATGGCTCCACCGGTTGGCAGAGTAGGATTGGTCAATTGATCAAACGCATTGAATCCAATATCCTTACCAACGTTGCCGCCGGTTTCGATTACTTTTTTAATTTTGAGAGGACGTCCCATTTTGTTTTCTCCTTTAAAGAAGCCCAATGCGGGTTCTAGCCGCTACGCAGGGGGTTAAAGCCTGCATAAAACGCCTTATTGCGTTGACAAGTATTTATGCAATAACATAAATTATACAGGGTCCGGCACAGGTTCTTAAATATTGCCATGACCGCAAACGAACTAGTGGCCTTGGGCAACACCAGTAGAGAAAACGATGACCCCGAACAGGCCTTGGCCTACTATGCACAGGCGTTTGTGCAGGATCGACTCAACAGCCATGCCTGGAACAACTATGGCAATGTGTTGCGTGAGTGCGGAGATCCTGCGGGTGCCATACCTTTTTTGCAACGAAGCATCACACTGAATCCTGCCAATGCCACTACAGCACAGTTTAATTTGGCTGTGGCTTACTTGTTGCAAGGCGACTATGTCCAAGGATGGGCACAGTACGAACATCGGTGGAACTTTGAACACCTGGCAGGAACCTTGCCTACATTTTCTCAACCACAGTGGAACGGCGAAGACCTCACGGACAAGATCATCCTGGTCCTGGGCGAACAAGGACACGGCGATAACATACAGTTTGTGAGATTCCTATGGAACTTGCACAAATTGGGTGCTCGTATTGTTTTGCAGGTCAATCGTAATCTGGCACCATTGTTTGGTGACAGTCCTGTACTTGATCAGATTGTGGATGTTGGCCAAACGCCCGAAGCGTTTGATTACTGGATTCCTATCATGAGCTTGCCACGTGTGCTGGGTGTGACCTTGGAAAATCTAACACAGATGCAGAGCTATCTAATTGCTGACGAAAAACTGTATCATGCTTGGCTCAAACACCTGGGTCCCAAACATCGATTACGTGTGGGATTTTGCTGGTCGGGTCGTAGAGACACCTGGATCAATCGCTACAAAGGCATGGACCTGGGTCACATGCTGGCCTTGATCCAACGCAATCCCAACTACGACTGGATCAATTTGCAACTGGATGCCACGGAAGAAGAAACACAACAGTTGATCGCGGCTGGTGTGGTTGAGTACAATTTGCCGGTATCCTCATTTGCTGACACTGCGGCCTTGGTTTCAACCCTGGATGTAGTCATCTCCGTGGACACAGCCATAGCGCACCTGGGTGCGGCCTTGGGCCGTCCTACCTGGATCATGCTGGGGGCACAAGCTGTGGACTGGCGTTGGTTGTTGCAACGTGATTCAAGCCCTTGGTATTTGACAGCACGATTGTTTAGGCAACCCAGCCGCGGCGACTGGACCTCGGTCACCGACAAAATTCATCAATATCTGAGCTGGTTCAAAATCTAAGGCTGATAGTAAATTACTTCGCCGGTGGCTGGATTAAAATACATTTGGTAGAATCCAGATGGCACTGTGTTACTGACCCTGGCATTGCCCAAAAACACATTGGCTCCGTTGCTACTGATTACAAAATTTAAATTTCCGTTTGTGTTACCAATGTAGATTTGGCTGGTGTTGGGATTTATTGTCATTTCTCCAGGACGTGCATTGCCGTTGTAATTGGCCACAGTTTCCTGAGCGTTGTCTTTCATTACGGTACGTGTTATACCAGTAATGTCTGCGTATGGTGGAGGTGGATTTGCCATAGTAATATTTATTTGACCAACAAAAAAGCACCTTTCGGTGCTTTCTTGCCTTCCCATCCCTGGGTAGTTTTGTTTCTTCTCTGATTAGGAGAATGACAAGTTCTGAACTGCGATCTCGCCAACATAGTCAGCTGCGTTACCGAAGCTGGATGCTGTGTTGGTCAACTCAACGAAGCCATAACGTGTCATGAATGATACGACT